TCAGGGAGAATACAATCTTTCACAATTTTGGGACGGTATTTCTCCACCCACAAAAATTCTTTACTCATAATAAAATCCAATCAGGTTTGCGTGATGGGTCACGCAGATAATTTGTAGCAACCCAAGGTTTAGATGCAATGTATTTTTTGTATGCAGTGAAGATATCAATACTTGTATCGTATTTGAACTCGTCAGGACCTGCAAATGTAAATGTCTTAGGTTTGTATGGATAGGGTGCTGAAGGTATAATAGTTGTTGCTTCCTCTAATGTTTTCTCACAACTATGAACCTTACCATATCTCCATTGATATTCATTGCACAAAGCTAAACCATGTGCTAGTAACCACCATGTATTTTCTAGGCAAGAGTTTGCCCATACAGTGCATGGATGATTACGAAATGCACCTTTCTCTGTCTTGTATGGTTGACCATCAAGACGATGCAACTCGCCATAACCATGACCCCACTTGTCGGAACATACAATAGAAAGCATCTGACAAGTTTCTAGAGGCATCTTGACAATATGCTTGTCAGGTAGATGTCTAGCGGATAGAGTTGGTGATGGATCAGTTACAAAAATATTCAAGGTTCTAATGCAATGTAGTAAGTTAAGTCTACATCAGTATTAGTCCATTCGGAAATCAAATGTTTAGATACCTTAACAGTATAGTCACCTGGTAGAACACGAATGTTCTCAATCTTAAGGTCAAGACTAAACGTTCCAGTTGCAGTTCCTTGTATTGTGATGTCGTAGGTATTGCTAGTATCGTTTTCCTTATCCCTGAGAATAAGTTTGATAGTGTCAGATCCTTCTTCGGAAAAGAATGTAAGGTCAGGTAAACTGTAAATAGCAGATGCCTTCTGTAGTGCTAGAAGATCATCGCTAGAAAGATTGAACTGAAGATCAGAACCAGGAAAATTTACATTTCTTTCTGGTGCAGACTTAAGAGTAATCTCAGGATCAGAAAAATAATACTTAGCAGATTGACGACCACCCTTTATGTTTACAAAATCAGAAGTTGTAAACTCTAATTGAGGATCGTTGAACAAAGAGATACCACTAAGAAACTGACTTAGGTCATAGATCGCAAAGTCAGTAGGAAAAATTTCTTCACCAGTAAACTTTGCTAGAATATTCTCAGCATTAGAGATTGTTCTTACAGTACTTCCTTTACGAAAAACAATAGAAGAGTTGATCGTACTAAAATTTTTGAGAACGTCTAGTGTTTTTTTAGATAAAGTAACTTTACTCATGATGTAGATTTGTTGTGAAAATGTAGAAGTAATACTGCGTAGTGAACAACTTTGAAGATGTCCTTCTTTGCTGTACCCTTCTTGTCATAGCGTGAAGCATATTTTAGTATGTTAGACCTACAGAATGCTTCTGCATCACCAATAGCATCAATAAGATCAAGGGTTTGAAACCCATCACTTTGACTATAGTGTGCTCCATAGGTATTGGAGATGTAGTCAGAGATCTCGTCAAGAATCTCTTTCTCATTGTATTTCAATTCTTACTCCAGACATGTTCTATGTCTCCATGATAACATTGAAATTCATTTCCGTCAAGGTCAATCACATTTATTTTATGTGTTGCCTTCCACTCCTCACCTCCGTCTCCTATGATGCGAACACTCCTACCGTCTTTAAGACGGAGGATGTGTCCTAGATATCCATCAAACTTCTCCTTCATTACTCTCCTCCTTGTCAAGATCAACTCCTGCATCAATCTTATCATATAACTCAATGAAAGATTGCTTAGTCTCTTCATCAAAACGATTGACGCAAACTTTGATAGCTTTCACACGATTGTTCCAGATAGCATATGCTCTCACAATGTGAACAAGTCTTCTTGTACTGATGACTTCATCAATACCACCATCCTTGAAAGTTCTACGGATGATGTCTGCCCAGTTAGAAAGATTCTGATAGAACTCTGTGTCATTCTTACCAATAGAGGCAGCAACTTTTTCAAGAATCTTCTGCTCAGTTTTAGGAGTAGGATACTCTTGCTCAAATGTCAAAGCAAATCTCTCAAGGAATGCTTCGTTAAGAACATTAGTACCGATGAATCTACCATCATCAGAACCTTTACCTTTTGTATTTGCAGTAGCAATGATGTTGAATCCTGCAGCAGGTTTTACATACTTACCAATCTTCTTAAGGAAAACACCTTTACCTTCAAGAACAGATTGTAGACATAGGATCTTGTTAGATGCAAGATCAACTTCGTCTAGAAGTAGTACAGCTCCCCTTTCCAAAGCTTCAACCACAGGTCCGTTGTGCCAAACAGTATTACCATTAACAAGACGGAACCCACCAATAAGATCGTCTTCATCGGTTTCAATTGTGATGTTCACACGTATTAATTCTCTATTTAGAGTTGCACATGCTTGCTCAACAGAGAATGTTTTACCGTTACCTGACATACCAGTAATGAAAACTGGATAGAACATTTTAGATTGAATAACTTTTTTTACGTCAGGAAAGTTACCGAAAGGAACATAACTATCATCCTTAGCAGGAATCAAATTTTGTACGACGGCGGGCATAGCTGCAGGTGCATTGAAAGTTTGCTCAAGTTTTTCTTGAACAGTAAGATTCCACTTACCAATGCCTTGCTTATAAGATTTAAGTCTTTTCTTTACAGTAGCAAGAGAGCAATTGAAATGCTCAGATGCTTCAAAGAGTTGCTTAGTGTTTACCTCAGTACCTACCTTATCAGAAAGGTATGTAACTAGGTCTTCAGTTGTAACAGGAACTGGTTCAAAAGGCATGGGTCTAATAATGATGTGTATGAATATAGTATAGGGTGTGGTGGGGTTGTGTTCAACCCCTTATGTGCCACTTTGTCAACTGACATACCCTATGAAAGAACTGAGTAGTTTTTTGTTGGTAGATTTGTTACCTAACATTCTTTTGAATGCTTTGGAGATCTCACCTTTTTGAGCACCAGACTCAACATTGAACTCAACATCTTTGTTTAGTGATCTGCTATTGATAACATACAATGCACTGTATGCTTTTGGATTAGTTATAATAGCAGACTTCTCTTTTTTCCACTGCTTTTGTATCTCAGTATACTTTTCAAAGTTTGCATACCTACCAACAAAACCAGAGAGTGAAGAACCATCAAGAATACGGAACCCAATAACATTTACAGCAGGATTACGGTCACGTAATTGTTGGATGAAAATGTTAGTGCAGTTATCATACTCAAAAGGAGCATAGGTGCGACCAGTTTTACGATCACGAAGAACTGCTGACCAATCAAGACGACGAACATGAACTTTGTATTCATCTGTGTAGTCATCATAGATCTCTCTACCGTATCCAGTTGTGCATCCTTCACCATCAGATAAAATGCAAAGATTTACTTTCTGGAGATCATTCTGTTTCTGGAAATTAGGAATGATGTAATTCATCATAACGATTGCTTCATTCAAAGGAGTTCCAGAAAGTTGAAGACCTATTGTGTACTGGTAGTTAGTGTAGTTTCTGTAGTAAGAAGCTTCTCTCCAGAGATTCCTGCACATACGCTCATAGTCTTTACCATTAGAACGAGATGAAACAAAGTTTACTAGGTGGAACCAATCATCATTGATGTAAACCTCATTCTTTACAGCATTCTCTTTCTTGTATGAATAAGTATCATAATAAGGATCTTCATGATTTATAGATCTCTCAGCAGCAATCCAATCATTAGTAAATCCATAAACCTCAAATGGAATCTGAACTTTTTTACAGAATGCAGTTAGGTTAAGTAACTGTTTTACAGTTGCAAGGATCTCATTCTGCATAGAACCAGACCAATCAAGAAGGAATAGAAGACCGTGATTCTTACCATCAGGAAGAACAGTTATTTTTTTGAAGATGTCTTCGTTATAAAGATAAGTATGTAACTTTGTAGTATCAAGCACACCAGTTTTAGATTGACCAGAACGAGCGTAAGCGTCAGCAGACTTACGGCACTCAAATTCTTTAACAAGATAGTTTACCTCCTTCTGAGATTGCTTACGGAACTCATTGTATAGATGGTCAACTTCTGCATAAGCAACAGACTCAACTGCTTGACTATCAATCCAATCGTGGAGTTTCTTCCAATCAACGACATGTTTATCTAGGTCAACTTTCTCAGGAATCTCAACATAAGTTAGATTTTTTGAGTCAGGAGAAGATAGTTTTTCTGATGCATCATCAAAAGAACGTTGAGTAGAAGATTGATCACCACCTTCAGAACCTGCACCGTCTTCTTCTTCATCTTCATCATCCCAATCGTCAATAATATCCTCTTCAATCTCAGATTCAATCTTTGCAGTATTACCACCAGAAGATGCTCCACCTGATTGAGGTTTTGCATTTGGTTGATCTTCATCACTAGACTCATTATCTTTTTTATCAGAAGATGCAGAATCACTTCCTTGAAGAACATTAGCATTAGATTCAGACTCATCAGGAGTAGATGGTATCTCTACCTCATCTTTTTGTTCCTGACTAAATGCATATACATCTTGAGCAATCTGTAGAACTTCTTCAAAGGTCTCAGCAAGATCAGTACGAGCAACAAATAACTTTTCTTCTATAGAGAATGGAATCAATGCACTAGCACCAATCTTGAAGTGAAGATTGATACGGTCA